AAAATATTTATTATTTAGTAAAGGTAAAAAGAAGAAACTAGCTGATTATAGCAATGATGAAAAAGAGAAAGTATTAATTTACTTTGATAGAATATCTCATTTTGAAGTTGCAAATGTTGATAAAGAATAAATCTACAAATTGATAAAAGAGAGCCAAGAGCCAAGTACTTAGAGAAATCTATGAATCTGGCTCTTTTCTATTATGAAAATAGGTAGGGTATCCCGAAACGGTAGGCACAGGCACCAGCGGAACAGTGCAAAAAGAGAGGCAAGAAAATATGAGAATAGTATCACAGGATAAAAAGGACTCCTTAAATTTTGATAACATAGTAATAGCTGTTGGTGACATAGATGGAAAGCAAGTCATCTACTGTAGTACAACACCCAGAGCATATAGAGATGATATTTTGATACTTGGTGAATATGCATCTTTAGAACGTGCACAGGATATATTTAATGATATTCATAAAGCATATTCCCCGGTGTCCATAGTGACATCTAACCTAGGCGAAGAAGCAGCGTGTCAGTTCATAGGTTCCCGGCACACGATGCAGAAGATAATCCAGATGGACAACACAGACAGCGGCATTACGGTTTTTGACAACTATGTCTATTACATGCCAGAATCATAAAAATCCAAAAACAACACGAATGAGAGGTGGTGAGGTTGGCAAGGCAGAGAAGTCCAAACCGTGAAAAAGCTCACGCTATTTACAAGGTGCACGGTGGAAATATTACGAACCGTGAAATTGCAGCCATGCTGAATGAGGATGAAAAAGTTATAGCAGTCTGGAAGAGCCGGGATAAATGGAATGTTGTACAACAATCAAATGAAAGTTGTACAACAAAGAGCAAAGGCGGTCAGCTGGGGAATAAAAATGCCAAGGGGAATGACGGTGGGGCACCTGAAAGAAATAAGAATGCGGTCAAGACAGGAGAGTTTGAGACTCTCTTTTTTGATACCTTGAAAGAGGATGAGAGGATGCTTATCGATCTGATCCAGCCAGACAAGGGACAGCTCCTGCTACAGGAGATCAAACTGCTTACCATCCGGGAACGACGTATGCTAAAGCGGATTGAGAATTTACAGCAGAAGAATTTCACGAAGGTCAAGAAAAAGAAGGGAATTGAAAAAGATAAAAAAACTGATCTTGATGAATCCCATGCCACCCTTGGTCAGATTCAATCCATAGAAGATGCCTTAACCCGTGTGCAGGCTAGAAAGCAGAAAGCCATTGACTCCATGCACCGGTATGGCTTTGATGATGCCCGGCTTGATATTGAGCTTATGAAGGTGGAGCTTATGATGCTTAAGATGGACAGCCAGGATACTGAGATTGCAGATGACGGTTTCCTGGATGCTCTGAATGCAGAATCCACAGAGATGTGGGGTGATGCTGATGAATGACATGATATCGCGGTTAAGAAAAAAGATTAATAAGCTGAAGCAGAAACGTGCCGTGAGTACCCGGTTACAGATATTCCGATTTAAGCCCTTTTCTAAAAAACAGAAACAGGTGCTCACCTGGTGGCTGCCAAACAGCCCGGTTAAGGGTTATGACGGCATTATTGCAGACGGAGCCATCCGATCGGGAAAGACCATATCCATGTCATTGTCATTTGTGATGTGGTCAATGGCTGCTTTCAGCGGCCAGAACTTTGCCATGTGCGGCAAGACCATTGGTTCATTCCGCCGGAACGTGCTCTTCTGGCTGAAAATAATGCTAAAGAGTCGGGGCTATACTGTTTCTGATCACAGAGCAGATAACTTGGTGGAAATAACCCGAAATGGGATAACGAACTACTTCTACATATTCGGTGGTAAGGACGAACGCAGCCAGGACTTGATCCAGGGAATTACGCTGGCTGGTGTTTTTTTCGATGAGGTAGCCCTGATGCCGGAATCCTTCGTAAACCAGGCTACTGGCCGCTGTTCTGTAGATGGTTCCAAGTTCTGGTTTAACTGCAATCCGGACGGTCCCTATCACTGGTTCAAGGTCAACTGGATAGATAAGGCAGTTGGCTATCTGGGGAAAGCCAAGGTAGCGAAGTTACAGGAAGAGGCTGCAGGTAAACAGGAAAAACTGAACCTTAAGAACCTGTTGTATGTCCATTTTACAATGGATGATAACCTAAGCCTGTCAGAGGAGATCAAAGACCGGTACCGGAAGATGTACAGCGGCGTGTTCTTCAAGCGATACATCCTCGGGCTGTGGGCTATGGCAGAAGGTATCATTTACGACATGTTTGATGTGGATAAGCATGTGGTGGATGTGCAGAAGCTTGTATGTGAGGGAATGATAACCTGGACAGGTGAATACTATGTCAGCTGTGACTACGGTACCCAGAACCCGGCAGCATTCCATTTATGGCGGAAATCAACTGATGGGAAATGGTACTGCATCCGGGAGTATTATTATTCCGGAAGAGACAAAGGTACCCAGAAGACGGATGTTGAGTATTCAACCGATCTGAAAGAATGGCTGGAAGAGATAGAACCAAGATATATTATAGTGGATCCGTCAGCAACAAGTTTTAAAGCCCAGCTAAAGAATGACGGGTATAAAGTAAAAAGTGCAAAAAATGATGTGCTGGACGGGATCCGCTTCCTGGCAAGTATGCTAAGCCAGATGACCATCTTTTTTGATGTATCCTGCACAAATACCATAAAAGAGTTCGGTTCTTATGTATGGGATGCCAAAGCAGCTGACCGGGGTGAAGATAAACCGGTTAAAGAGCACGATCATTTAATGGACAGTGCCCGGTACATGGCCTACACCATCATTCGTAAACCAGGCGGTATGAAAATTATGAAATAGCAGAAGGGAAGTGAGAAAGTGAATGAAGAACGCCCCAACATAGAAATCGTTAAAGCCCTTATAAAAAAACACGGTGGCAGACACGGGTCATATATTAAGCAGTGCCAGGAAGCAGAGCGGTATTACCGGAACGAGAACGATATATTGCGTACAGGAGTACAGAAGAAAGATACGGACCCGATGCGCAATGCCGATAATCGGATACCACGGAATTTCCACGGTCTGTTAGTTAACCAGAAGGCGTCCTATATGTTCACCGCTCCGCCGCTGTTTGACATAGGAAATGGGAAAAAGGAAGCAAATAAGAAGATAGCCGACATCCTTGGTGATGAGTATGCGAAGACATGTAAGGATTTGTGCGTAAAGGCATCAAATAGCGCATGTGCATGGCTGCATTACTGGAAGGATGATGATAACCAGTTTAACTATGGACTGGTGGAATCCGAACAGATAATACCCGTGTTTTCTGCCTGCCTTAAACGTAAATTAATAGCCGTCATGCGTACTTACAAGGATATTGACTTTCAAACCGGGAAAGAAATCACAGTCTGGGAGTATTGGGATAAAGAATACTGTTATTCCTATTACAAGAAGAGTGATTCCATCTCCGCTGCTGGTCTAATGCCATACAATCAGTTCGGGATATCCGAAGAGGTTGACGGGGAATACGACAATGCGCTTAAGCATGATTGGGGACGGGTGCCATTTATCCCCTTCAATAATAACAATATAAACACAAATGATCTGAAGAACATCAAGCCGCTGATAGATGCCTATGACAAGGTGTACAGCGGCTTCCTTAATGACCTGGAAGATGTACAGGAAATAATCTATGTTCTGACGAACTATGGCGGTACAGATTTAAAGGAATTCCTCCAAGACTTAAAAAAATACAAAGCTATCAAAGTGGATGATGATGGGGATGGCGGCAAAGGTGGTGTTGAGACACTGGCAATCAATATTCCTGTTGAGGCAAGGGAAAAGTTCCTTGAGCTTACCCGGAAGGCAATCTTTGAGCAGGGGCAGGGTGTGGATCCGGATCCTCAAAGGTTTGGCAATACATCCGGTGAAGCACTTAAATATCTGTATTCTCTGTTGGAGCTTAAGGCAGGATTGATGGAAACGGAATTTAAGCTTAGTTTTGGCGAATTAGTACGGGTGATCTGCCAATACCTTGGTGTAGATTGTGGTCAGATTACGCAGACATGGACAAGGACTGCAATCAGCAATGATAAGGAACTGGCTGAAATTTGCAGTAAGAGTGTAGGCGTAGTATCTAACAAGTCCATCCTGAAAGCCCATCCGTTGGTTGAGAATGCGGATGATGAAGAAAGGCAGATACAGGAGGAAAAAAATAAGGCAGCCCTGGAAGCAGATGATTATGTCAAAGCTTTTGCCCAGAGAAAAGAAAAGGAGGCAGAGGATAGGGATGTAGAAGATGAAGAGAAATAACGACTATTGGAAGAATCGTTTTGAGGCCCTTGAAGAGGAATCCTATCAGAAAAGTGCAGCTTATTACAAAGATATCCAGGAGCAGTTCCGCAGGGCGTCCAACGATTTACAAATGGACATAGAGCACTGGTACCGCCGTTTGGCTGATAATAACGAAATTAGTTATGCGGCGGCGAAAAAATTCCTGAAGGAATCGGAGCTGGAAGAATTCAAGTGGTCCGTGGTGGAGTACATACAGCGAGGTAAAGAAAATTCAGTTGACCAACGCTGGATGAAAGAGCTTGAAAATGCATCTGCCAGGCATCACATATCTTATCTGGATGCCATGAAACTGCAGGTGCAGCAGCATGCTGAACTGTTGTCTACGATATATGAAGGCGGTGTTACAGATTTCCTTACAAAGTCATATGCGGAATCATACTACCACACAGCCTATGAGGTAGCCAGGGGGGCCAGTGTGGGGAGCAACCTTGCAAAGTTGGATACCCGTAAGATTGATGCAGTAATCCGGAAACCATGGGCGCAGGACGGCAAGAAC